TTTTCGTTCTCTTGATTGTTGGGGTTGCTTACACGGGCACAATACGCAATATTTTTCTCTGCATCAGGAGTAACAGAGATCAGTTTAACATGATTCATTCTTAAATTGTTTACGACATAATTTAACATCTTTGAGTTCATCTTTAATCATCTGATAGGCATCTTCAGGTGATAATTTCTTAGCCATTTCCATAGCAGTGATGATCTCGACTCTTGTTCCGAAGTGCTTAAGTGCTTCTTCAAAACAATTTAGTTCCTCATACATCTTAGCACATTTTCAACGTTTTTTCTTCTTTTCCTCAACGGGTTTATATCCCCAGAGTTTTGGTTTGATAGTTCCATTTGTCCAAGAGAATCTCACAAATCCTTTTCCAAACTTATCATAGTACATATCAAAAAGTTTGACTTCTTTTTCAGCCCTGGTGATATCATAATATGATTCACCATCAACTTTAACCTCTACTAAAAACGCATCTGTAGGAAGACTTTTGTCGTTTGCGTCAGATGGACTACAATCCGTTTGTAGAATTGTACATCCATATCTCTTTCTAGTTAGAGATTTTTCTTCATCAGTCCATGTCATAAACTCAGGCTCGACCTCCCCATACGATGTCCTCGAAGGCTTCGGCAATAACGTTTCTTGTAACTCTGTATTTGCTTCCAATGTTTTTATCCTTTACTAAACACAGTAACTCTGCTTCATCTTTGTGGAGAGATTCAAGCAATTCAATGAAAAGTGCCTCACGTCTAGTGCGAGTGAGCTCTATATTTCCTCCCTCTACAAAATTATAAAACATTCTTTGATTACTGACAAGACGAGAAATACCATCACCAATAGGTTTGTCATTTTCGGTGTATGGTACTTTACCTTCTGGAATAGAACTCTTGATGGATTCATCAAAATTCCAAATAAGTAAAGAAACTAAAGCAGGATTACGATACTCCTTAAGAATATCCACTTTTGCTGCTTTAGTTTTTGCGCTTGATACAGCTTGTAAAATTTCAGATTGTAGCGGGTTTGGTGGTAATTTTTTAGCCATAATTAAACTCCATTTTTAGTCGGTTTCTTCTTCGTCTTCAAATCCATTTTCAAAACGAAACGCAATCAATTGATCTGGAAGGATACCACCTTGTTCGTCATACATTTCTGGATGTAGACCTTGAGGAATATTAAATGATATAACATTTTCTCTTATAATCCATCCAAAAATAAATCCTGTAAGAAAGGCACCAATTAAGATGAATGTTCCTAAAACAAGCGAGACTGCTAACATGATTCCTCTCCTAGACTTTATGTTTTTTTATATCAAAAGAAAATGCAAAATTAATTGAGATTTCTCTTTTGAACAATCTAAATCCTTGTTTAAGATTTAGATTAAGTAATTGCTTTGATTTTTTGACTCCGTTGAGGATTAGATCTACGCCTCTATTTAGTGGTATATCAGAGGATGTTCTGCTCTCGGAAGTATTTGAGTGTTTCACTACAGCCTCCAATATTTTGTCCATTAATAACTACTTGTGGAAAGGTTTTACCCTCACCAAATTTGCCATAAAAATCCTCTGGAGTGAAGTCTACACCAAGAGTATAGACCACATGCTTCTGTTCTGTCAAGTCAAACACTTGTTTAATCTTCTGACAGTGTGAGCAGTTTTCTTTTGAATAAACGATGAAAGTCATTAAAAAATCAATTCGATGGGACATATATATAAATGAAGACTAATTGAATTTCACTAGTAAAAATGAGTATTATTAATTTTAAAAGCAAAAAAATTCATCATGTCCACATTCCAAGGTGTGGTGGAAAATATATTTGTAACTTGTTTTTGGCCAATTCAATAACACCAACACAATGGGAAGTGCAGACATGGCCTCCTTTTGAAGATTTTACCAGAATAGAACTGGAAGACGAGGATAATTTACAATTTCAATGGGAAGAATATAGGGGAGTTAAAATTCAGATGATTCATCGCGAATACTATGAAGAAATGAGTGAATTTGATAATTGTACTCATAAATTTGCAGTAGTAAGAGATCCATGGAAGAGATTTCTTTCATGTTTGGGAATGGTTTGTTGCCTACCATCAAATGATTATAATCTTCATAGAGTTTTAGAAATGATCTCTGAGAAAGAAGGATTTGATAAATTTATGCGTATGGCAACTACATCTTTTGGATATCAAACGAATATACTTAGACCTCAACACGAATTCTTGACTGAAGATGCTCTTCTTTGGAGATTTGAGGATGGTTTTGATGAACCTTTCCTTGATTGGATTTATAAAAACTTTAATATTAAATTGATAGGAAAAGATTCTGGAGGAAATCCTGTCGTTAACATTGCTGAAATTGAAAATGGAGAGATGGGTTATATGAAGAAAGAAGAGGAGATGGCAAAGGCTAAAATTCCAGATACCCTTGAAGGATTTGTGAGAGAGTATTATGCCAAAGACTATGAACTATTAGGTTACTGAAGATTAAAAGGTTGTTGATCTGACTGGGGTAGATATTGCTGAATTGGTATTTTTTGACCACCAACTTCAATATNNTCTATTTCCTGCCAACTACCACCCACACCACCATCCATATTTACGATGATATCTTTAGTTGGGAGTTGATTAGTTGAATTGACATCAATNATGTCACCAGGAAGAGGATAGAATTGGTAGTAATGTCCATCCCATTGACGATTTCTCATAACAATAAGTTTGATTGCGTCCTTTTCGGCACCGCAATCAGCAATTTTTTGTCCTCTTGGATTCAAAACTGTAAAATATCCTTTCATTATTATTTGCCGTATATATGATTTCCGTAAACTAAATTATCCATACCTGTATTAAAGAAGATATCTAAAGCATCTCCTTTTCTAGCAGCGATTGGTTTTCCACCTTTATTTAAGGATGTATTTAAAAGCATAGGAATACCTGTAAGTTTATAAAACTCTTTAATTAACTTATAGTAAACCCCATTTGATTCATTTACTGTTTGAGCTCTACATGTGCCATCAAAATGAGCAATGGCAGGATATTTTTCTGGTTGCAATAATTTCATGACAAATAACATGTATTCTGAAGGACCTTTCCAGTCAAAGTAATTAGATACTTCTTCTTCAAGGACAGATGCACCAAATGGTCTATACCACTCTCTATTTTTCACTCTTTCGTTAATCCAATCCTTACCGTCAGGGTGAGCAGGATTCATTAGTATACTTCTATTACCTAAAGCTCTGGGTCCGATCTCACCATGACCTTGATACCACCCAACAATATGATTGTTTGCTAAATCCTCTGCAGTTTCTCTAATAGTTTCATCGTCAGGTTCAGTTGGTGGAGCTTGATCATCTTGCCAGAATGGAAATCCTGTTCGATCAAACTCTTCTTGACCATATTCTTGTCTTAAAAATTCTACCGCACCAAGACTAATACCAGTATCATTAGTATGAGGTGGTATTACTAATCCTGGAATTTTTTCTCTAATTTTAGAGTTAATAACAGTATTTAAAGCAACTCCTCCACTATAACCAACATTCTTGTATTGGTTATTGCATTTAGAATCAAAATAATTTGCGAAAATATTTTCAGAAGCTTCATGTGCAACAGACACTGCATCTACGGCATCTTCAAAGTCTAACTCTAAGAAACAACCAGTTGACCAAACATGATCAAGATCTGTAATATCTAATTGTGATAATGCATCAATGATTCTTTTTCTTTTTTCTGGACTATAGTGATTAGTGATTCCTCTTAAAGCCATCAACTTTCCAGCAAGGTCATCTTTGACCCCATTGATCTTCATTGCCATGGCAACTTCTGCCATGATAACTCCTAAACTTCTTAAATCATTCTTATTAGTGCAAGCACCTCTATTATAGGTATATCCCCATTTAGAGTCAATAATTTGATATGTTGAGTGAGTAATAAAATCATCACCAAACCCATCAAAAATAAAATGATAGTCTATTTTCTTATCTAAAGGCCACAAACTCAAAGCATGAAGAAGATGATGATCAACTCTCCAGATTGGGCAGTCAAATCCAATAAAGTCCATTTCTGGAATTTCAATTTTTTCTGAAAAAACGTCATAATTTGTTTTAATCTCTGGATGCAAATATCCATCAAATGAAATACAGATGGCATCAATATCTTCAACTTTAACATTCCAACGATCTAGGAGATATACCCATGTTGTTAAATCATTTGAGTATCCATAATGCTTAATTTGCAAATCTCTTGCAATTTCACAATATTTTACTTTGGTTCCATCTGTATAGGTTACATTGGCACCATGTTCATCTAATCGTAATCCAATAAATTTCATGTTTCAGTTTTATTATCCAAAATTTCAACATCATTCCAAGAATGAGGAAAAACCAAAAGAAGTGGTTCACCTCTACCTGGTGCTGCTGGTAATTTGATTCTGATGTACGCAGTATCTATAAAATCAATTATGCCCGTATTTTTGCGATATCGAGCTCGCATTCCTACTACAAATTTATGAGACATTTGTCATATCATTCATGAATAACCACTCATCAGGTTCTTCACCATCTACAACAAATTCCTCAAAGAGGCAGTCAAGATATCTTAGATCATAATCCATAAGATAAGTTGATCTTGAGCAATAAAACTCTTCAACATCTTCAATCAATTTGTCACGAAGTTGGTCAACTGTCATAGCCATGGTCCTCTAGATTTGTTTTCAGAATTGCAATTTCTTGCTCGTATTTTTCGATCTGTGCTTCTAAGTATTTAATCCTTCCGAGATGCAATGAATCTAGTGCTCCAGGTTTGCATTTACACAGATTGGGATCATCCTCTTCTGTAACATTGTCCTCAACCCATCGGGTGAGAGCATTATATCTCTCTTTCCAAATTTGAACTTGGTCCATGGCGTGTCTCACGTTCCCACCTATCATACCATAAAAAAAGCGGGGCCGCAACCCCGCTCTTCTTTAACTTACGTTAATCACTTGGTGTAAAGACGACCACGATAACAGAATGTACCATGTGATTCTTTAGATTCTACACAACGAGTATTATACTCAACACCACGATAGGCAGTGTGGGTAATCTGTGCGTCGTGTAATGCAGATGCTTTGTTGATCTGCTTCTTGATCATGTTAAGTGTGTTCATGTTGAACTCCTAAAGTAGTTGGATTTTAATCCGTTCCTTTAGTCGTTTGCGTCCCAAGGGTAGCAATGAGGGGTTGATTCCTT